GATGACAGGACTCGAACCCGCTACCTACTGCTTGCAAAGCAGCCGCTCTCCCAGCTGAGCTACACCCCCAAAATTCGTTGAACCGATACTTATACAAGCAGTAGCATTGTTCGGTTCCACACAAAGACAGGATTTATGAAGAGCCTGTACTCTATACTTGGTGCCCCAGAGGAGACTCGAACTCCTAAAATTTGGCTTCTAAGACCAACACGTATACCAATTCCGTCACCGGGGCTCTTATGCCATGAAAATATTTTCATAAGTTAACCAACCTGTTACTATCATTTTTTCTTCTGACGGCGCAGGTAAACCTTTATGGACATGAGACCAATAGGCTGGCCAAATTATTGTCAATCCTTTTTCAGGTTTGACTTTTATCTTTTGATTTGTAAATTCTGTTTCTCCACCTTCGTGGACATCATTTAGATAAGTCATAAAGACCAAGGTTCGCCATGCTGTGTAATCAGAAGTTCCATTGTTCTCACAATGTAAACTACTATAATACTTGTTTGGATGATAATGCTGAAAATTGTAAGGTTCCAACAATCCCCATTTTGGCAATTCATCATTTACAGGTACACAGCTAGGATACTTTAGTTTATAATTCTCAATACAAATATCTAATTGATTTCTGTACTTTAAAGTATTTGCATCTGAGAAGCAAGGAGAACCTAAACTAGAATAACCTCTGAAAGAGTCTGTTGCATTAACCCATATATTTTTATTATTTGTAAATTCTTTAGTAATGCTATCAACAACATCGGTATCAATATACCAACCTGCAATAAAATTATCTAAATGATTAAAGCCAAACTCTTTCATATACTTACCTTTGTTCTGGCGGTCCTAGGGGGTATCGAACCCCACTCTTCTAGCGTGACAAGCTAGCGTGCGTCCATGAACACTTTAGGACCAAAAATTAGGATAAGCTACTGGGTTCTACGCCAGCCCTTAATTGAGCAGTTACTCTGTCCATCTCTATTTATTCTGGGTCTGTGTGCAGTTGAGATTCTGCCTATCAGAGCCTGAGTATTTCTCTCGCTAACGGTTTTCTGCCACCGGATCTCTATCGCTAATCAAACGCTACTTTAACGAAAGTAGTAACGAGATTCTGTTTACTTGTTTCTATTATAACACCGTTACAATAAATGTCAAGCATTATATTGGAGTATCGGGAGGGATTTGAACCCCCGGTTTTAGTGATTTGCAATCACTTGCATTGGACCGCTCTGCCACCGATACATTACCATATTAGAACACACTCCGTATCTTAGTATTAGTACTAGCAATTATCTAGTCTATGATACCCAAATAGTTAGACCGCGTATCTAACCCAACCTGAAATGTGTTTTAATATGGCGTCCCGTACGAGATTCGAACTCGTGTTTCTGCCTTGAAAGGGCAGCGTCCTAGGCCTCTAGACGAACGGGACATCTGGTCCTCTCGGATGGTATCGAACCAACGTCTCCCGGTTATCAGCCGGGTGCTCTACCTTTGAGCTACAAGAGGAAAATAGTACGCAAATTTTTAATGAACAATTGTAGATCTTTTTGATCCATGTGCTAATTATAACACCTTTTAGTAACCCTGTCAAGCACAAGGTTATTAAAAAGTCTATAAAAGGAAACCCTCGGACTTTAGGGGTACCGAGGGTTCTTGTAGTTTAGAAATACTATCTTACATCAAACCCTATATACACTCCATGTATAATTACGTGCAAAGGCCTCTGGTAGATGTCTACCTGAGGAATCCTTACATATAATGGGCTGGTTTAATGAAAACATTTTTACTTTCTTAACTATATAATTTATTTATAGTCTAGACAGTCTTACTGTCTAAACTATTTTGCCTTACATCAATGCGTCTGCAATTTCTTTGATCTCGGTTACTTCAAGATCTTCTTCAACCTTTGGCTTGTTAAGTTTCGGCTTGCTTGCAACTACGGGCTTGGATGCTTTTGCAGGTGCTGCTTTTGCTTTAGGAGCCTTGACTACCTTGGGTGCAACTACGGTGTCCTCTTTCTTGCTCATTGTTTCTATAATGAGACCGGACCATTGTGCAAAAATGCCGGCGGTATCTAGAAGATGCTGACAAGCTTCTGCCTTGGTCATTGCCTTTGGCAACTCAATGAGTTCGAGAGGATTATGTCCACCCTTGGCCAAAATCTTAGTGCGAGAAACGATATCATTCGCGAAGCGAACTTTAGTGATACCATGCTGAGTAGAAACACCTGCAACTGTAAAATTAGACATTTGTCTTTCCTTTTAAAAAATGATATAAATTTTGATTCACCGAGAACTAATGCTCTCAAACTCTATTATAAAGCCTTTGGACATATCTGTCAAGCATTAAGTTTAGGTGTTGTTCTTTCACAACACCGTCTTAACTTTGGCTGAATGTTTGCACATTCTACGGAATTGGAAACCAACGCAATCACAAGTCACATTTCCGTCAGCAGAGATCACGGTGTAAATCTTACCTGACGCTTTTGATTTGACTTGAAAAATACGCTCAGTGCTTCTATTCTCAGAGAAGGTGTGGCCTACAATAAACTTCTTGTGGATATGTGATATGGGATACAATTGGTTCCCAGTCCGAACCGATACATAATCGTGGTCCAGCCATTTCGGATTTGGTACGACTTTACCCTTGAAAGTATTGATGTCGTGATCCTTGCCCAAAATATTGGACTTCCATTTTGTAGTAAGTTCTACTGAAGCACCTATTGAAAAGTTCATATACATTTCCTCAATGTTCCATTATTATATATCCTTTCGGACAAGAAGTCAAGCAATTCAAAAAAATACCCTAGTCCTCGCTAGGGTATTTGGGCGGTAATATTTTATTATTACTCTTTGGTTTTTTTAACGATATCGTCGTCATCTGTCAACTCTATAATACCTTTGTCTTCAAAAAATCCCACGGTATCTGATATTCCCTTTTGATATCCATATATTTTACACGCATAGCACGCTGCTAACATTAAAACTAATTGTATGATATCATAAACTGTAAAGGTTAATTGTTCCATTACTTCTCCTTATAATTAATTAGAATTGCATGATATACACCTGTCAATCAGTCAATTCATTATCTGGTTCATCATATACAAACCAATCTTGTTGTCGTTGTCTTAAATTTTTAAATTGGTTATGCTCTATTAAGAATTTAGCAACTAAGCTATTTTCTAAACCATATGCTTCCATCTCCCATGGTTGGTCCCAATAGGAAACATCGTCTTCATATTTGTCTCCTCTCCAAACAGTTACGTACTTTGTTTTAATATATTTGTCCTTCATTTCTCCTGTAGCCATTTGTTTTAAATGTACCATCTCATGTGCAAGAACTAAGAACATATGTATTTTCTTTTTGGTCCTACAAATTTCTATGTCGAAACTTCTAGGCAAAGGTAGCCCCTCTTCTTTGTAATCACAGTATCCACCTGCCTGCATCTTATTTTTAATAACAACTGTCAATGATATATTTTTTATCATTTGCGGAGACAATAGTTTATCTGCAAAAGATTGAGTTGCCATTTTTAATAGCTTTGTTAGATTTCTATCCTTGGCGCCCAAAACAGATACAAGCATAAGACCTCCTGTTATTTTATTTATACGCCTCCCAATAAGGCTCCTATAAATTTAGGATTAAACTTTGGAGGTGAGGTAGGCGGAGCTACAAGTATAACATCTTCGATAGTTTGATTACTTTCCAATAATTTGCTATTGATATATTCCTCCATACTCATAGGTATAGGAGGATCCGACCCTATAGGAATATTATTAGATAAAGCAGATGCTGATAAATGAGTGTTTTTTAAACTTTGCATTTTATATCCTTATCTTTGAAAAATCTCTTTTCTGAGAAATATTACTAAAAATACCATCGAATGCAGGATCTGCACCAGATTTCTTAGGGGCATCATATTTAATATTCGAATCAATTAAACCCTTTTGTGCTGATTGTTCAAGATCATACAATTTCATCTTTGCTCTATCTACACCGATGACGAACCTTTTATTTATTGTCGGATCATTGTACCTATTCTTTAATTGCTTAACCATAAGCTGATTTAGGTTTTCCATTTCTTCTGTAGAGATCAAAGCAAACATAAAGTCAACAGTCGCAGGCAAGCCAAATGATTCTGAAGTATCAGTCAATTCAACATCGGTGTTTCCATATCCACCTCGAGTTGTCTGCGTGGCACTTAGAATAGGAACATTTTCTTCAACTGCCATGCCTCGAAGTTCTTCTGCAATAGACTTAATTAACGTATATGAATTAATATTTGCGCCACCTTTGAATCTAGATGATGCACAAATATTCAAATAATCAATCACTATTAAATCTGGCTTGAACTGTTTCTTTAATTGCAACTCATTCAACAAAGATTTGAAATGACCAGAGTGTGCTCCGGCAGTAGGATATTCTTTAATAATCAAAGTACCTTCAGTTTTGTTTCTAATCTTTTCAATGCGACTATCAAACATAGACTTAGGTAAGTCTTTCAATTGATCCATAGTAATGTTCATAAGATTTGCATCAATACGTTCTGCAATTCTTTCTTCAGCCATTTCCAAAGTTATATAAAGAACATTCTTGCCCTGGGATAAAACAGATGCAGCCACGTGACACATGAACAAAGATTTACCAACACCTGTTCCTGCCAAACAGACATTCAAAGTCTTATTAGGCATTCCGCCGTTAGTAATTTTGTTAAAATAATCTAGATCAAACGGTACACGAGATTCTACTCGGTGATAAAATTCATATCGTTTATCTGCACTTTCAATATAGTCGTGTCCGACATTGTTATCGAAACAAACACCTAGTGCTTCTTGTAGTAATTGAGGTATGCCGTCCTCAGTCTTGGCGCCATCTCTTCCATCTATGATTGCAATAGATGAAAGGATTGCATTATAAATTGCTTTGTCTTTGCAAAATTTCTCTGTCTCTTTATACAACCATTCTTTATTATGGTCTGTCTTTTCTAATTGTTGTACATACTCAGCAACTTCTTTATATTGTTCCTCGTTTAAACTCTTATCGTTTTGGATCGCAATAATCAAAGCATCCTTACTAGGGATTGCATTATATTGATCTATAAACTTAGTAATCTTATCATAAACAACTTTATCATTATTCTCTAAAAAATACTCCCGCTTTAAAAACGGGACTACTTTTCTCATGTACTCATCGTCATTCGCTAGATTCTGCAGAATTACCGTTTCGATTTTCGTACTCATTCAAAGCCTTTTCTATAATATCAGTTAGTATTTCATTAAGTGTAATGTTGAATGATTCATCTACAATGTTGTCATTGTTCTTACCTTCCGGAAATTCAATTAGAGTATAATCTAATGAAAGTTTACCAGAATTATCTTCTGCTAGATCCAATTCATTAATAGATAATCTAGTCCCTGCAAATTCTCCCTCTAGAATTTTGACTCCAAAGATTGGCGGTTTGTCGTTTTCTGTAACATCTATTCTCCAAGGTTCATACTTCACTAGCATTTTCAAACTCCTCTTCTATTGTAATATCGTCCGAGGACATTAAATCGCCTGTGGACATTTTATATCTAGACTCAATATAATCTCTAAAGGCTTTGTCTGTCAATATAGGCATCCAAAACTCTTTAGTGTAGGTATCCTTTTGTCTATACTTTTGTTCTTCGCCCTTTTTAGAATACCAACCGTTTGCCGGTTTAAATACGAATCCGCCTTCCATTGCTACATCTAAAAGACCAGACCATTTGCTGATACCGCCATTGAACAATACCTCAACCGGAATCTTAGATTTTTCTCTAACAAATCTAGATTTTTCTACATTAATAATAAAATTATATCCTACTACATCTGCACCGTCTTTTTCTTGTTGGCGACCAATAATAAAAATATTATCTGCAGAATAATAAATACCTGTACCTCCAGAAACAATTTGCTTAGGATATAGACCAATTTCGGAATAGGTATGATTAACAACAACT